TGCTTCACAAAAGCACATCGGCGTTAACTTCACATCTGCTGAATTGACCATGCAATTGGACGACTTCGCAGAGCGTGTGTTGAAGCCTCGTATCAGCCAGTTGGCATCTTCCATTGACGCTGACGTTGCTAATGCTTACTTGAACATTGGTAACACTGTTGGCACGCCTGGCACTACGCCCGCCACTTCTTTGGTTTTGTTGCAAGCGCAGCAAAAACTGAACGAAAACGCAGCTGTAATGTCTCCCCGTTACGCAACTGTTAACCCTGCCGCTAACGCTGGCTTGGTTGAAGGCATGAAGGGTCTGTTCAATCCTACAGACACCATCAGCAAGCAGTTCAAGAACGGCATGATGGGCACTGGTGTGTTGGGCTTTGATGAGATCAACATGTCTCAGTCTATCAAGCAGTTCACAACTGGTACGCGCGGTTCTACTGGTGCTACTTTGTCTGCCTCTGTAACTACACAAGGCGCTACAACCATCGCTATCACTGGCGGCGGTAATGCAGGCACTGTGAAGATTGGTGACGTGTTTACTGTTGCTGGTTGCTATGCTGTTAACCCACAAACCCGTGAGTCAACAGGTTCCTTGTTCCAGTTCGTTGCTACTGCAAACGTAACTTTGGGTTCAAGCGGCGAAGGTAACATCACTGTTGCTCCTATCTACACTTCTGCAAATGCCTTGGCAACTGTGGACAGCTTCCCCGCCTCTGGCGCCGCTGTTGTGTTTGTTGGTGCTGCTAATACTCAGTACGCTCAGAACTTGGTTTACCACAAAGATGCGATCACATTTGCGACCGCTGACTTGTTGTTGCCACAAGGCGTCGACATGGCTGCCCGTGCCGTTCACAATGGTATTTCTTTGCGTGTGGTTCGCCAGTACGACATCAACAACGACCGTATGCCTTGCCGTATTGACGTTTTGTATGGCTACAACACTATTCGTCCACAGATGGCTTGTCGCCTCTGGGGTTGATTTAAATTCACATTGAAAGGAAATTATCATGGCTTTACCTAATGGCGCAGGCGGTTACCAACTTGGTGACGGCAATCTGTCTGAACTCACGATCGGCTATGCAGCCGCTCCCCAAACTGCCACATCTACAGCAACTTTGACAGCTGCTCAAGTGACCGGTGGTTGGTTGGTTGCTAACCCCAGCACATCTGCTGCTACTTACACTTTGCCCACAGCCGCATCTATCGACGCGATTGTGACCAGCGCAAAAGTTGGTAGCACATTTACGCTGAACATTATCAATACTGGTACTTCTTCTGGTACTGTGACTTTGGCAACAGCAACTGGCATCACCGACGGCGGCAACGCTTTCGTGGCCGTGGCTATTACCTCTAGCGCTCAGTTTACATTCCGTAAAACTGGCGACGCTGCTTACACTGTTTACAAAACAGCCTAAGAAAATGATGGGGTTTCGGCCCCATCTTTTAAGGAAAAATTATGGCAAACACCAAAGCTACTGGCGTTGCATATCTGGATCCCGAATTCAGCACTATGTACGCAACCGAGGAAATCGGCTACGCTGCTTCGGCGCAAGGCACTGTGACACAACTGACAAGCAAGTCCACAGCGGTAACGCTGGACAAGTCTGCCGGCCGCATCACAATGAACAATGCGTCTTTGGCTACCGCTACCAATGCAACGTTCACTTTGAACAACGCTTTGATCAGCGCTAACGATACTGTGATCTTGACAATCTCTGGCGGTCAAGCGACCCCTGGCTCATACAACGTATTTGCCAACGCGCTTACCACTGGTTCTGTCAGCATTACGTTGCGCAACATTTCAGGCGGCTCGCTGTCTGAAGCTGTTGTTATCAATTATTGCATCATTCACGGCGCAGTCTAAACTAAAGGGGGCTAATCACCCCCTTTCTATTATGAACATCACACTTGTACATCCAGTTCATGGCGCCAAAGTTGCCACAATGGAACTTGAGATGGAAATGGATGAAAAAAATGGTTGGATTCGTTATAATCCAGACACGCCTTCTGAACCTGAAGCGGCTCCCGTGAACGCGCTGGAAGTTAAACGCCGTAGAAAAGTGACCACTGAAGAGGTTTAAACATGACAACGTACACCGCAGGCGACCAGATAAATCGTTCCCTTCGTTTATTGGGTGTGTTGGCCGAAGGTGAAACGCCATCTGCATCGGTTTCTCAAGACGCTTTGACGGCGCTGAACCAGATGATCGACAGCTGGAACACAGAACGTCTGTCAATATTTAACACAATTGATCAAGTATTTAGTTGGCCAGCTGGCGAAATTCAACGCCATCTTGGGCCTACAGGTGAATTTGTAGGTGTACGCCCCGTTTTGTTAGACGACGCCACTTATTTTAAAGCGCCCAACGGCGTGTCTTACGGCATTAAATTTATCAATCAACAGCAGTATGACGGTATTGCTGTAAAGACGGTGACATCCACGTATCCACAAGTTATGTGGATTAACATGGAATACCCCAACATTCAAATGACTGTCTATCCAAAACCAACACAAGTTTTGGAATGGCACTTTATTTCAGTTCAAGAATTAGATCAGCCGGCGACATTGTCTACCGTGATGTACTACCCGCCAGGCTATTTGCGTGCGTTCACGTACAACTTGGCCATGGAGTTTGCCCCTGAGTTTGGCGTTGAACCAAGCCCACAGGTGCAACGCATCGCCATGACTTCTAAGCGTAATTTGAAGCGCATCAACAACCCAGATGACGTGATGGCGTTGCCTTACTCTTTGGTGGCCAACCGCCAGCGCTTCAACATCTATGCTGGCAATTATTGATGTCAAAACTACTAAATGGTACACATTGCATGATGCAATCTTTTTGCACCAAGATATGCAGCGTGCGCTTCTTCTGGCGTAGCGTAGTCACCAAGCCATTTAGTTTTTTTGTTAACCGTAATATTGGCACGCCATTTGTTTTGATACCAAATAACGCCCATAAAACCAGATTTATTTCGTTTGTTGGGTTTGCGTACATTTTCAGAATTTCCGGTTTCATTAACCACTCGAAGATTAGAAAGCCTGTTGTCGGATTTAACGCCATTAATATGGTCAATCAATCCATCAGGCCAACTACCGTATGTGTACAACCACGCCAAACGATGCGCTTTATAAACTTTTTTGCACAGGCCTATCGTCACATAACCAGTCTTATTTATGTTGCCTGCAACGCTACCAATTTGAATGCACTTGGCAACACGTTGTTTCCAAGTAAAATAGCCCGTAGCGGGGTCATAGACCAAAAAATTGCGAAGTTCATTTGTGGTCATATTGATTCTCCTATGTTAAAAATTAATATTAACACAGGAACTATTAAATGAAAACGCCAATCCTTGGCTCAAGCTATGTTGCTCGCAGCGTCAATGCTGCCGACAACCGCATGATCAATCTGTTTCCCGAGGTCATCCCCGAAGGCGGCAAAGAGGCGGGCTTTCTTAACCGCGCGCCTGGTCTTAAATTATTGCAGACCATAGGCACTGGCCCCATTCGGGCGCTATGGTCACACCAGACAAGTAATAACAATTTCTATGTCGTTTCTGGCATGGAGGTTTATCGTGTGTTTGACCTTAACGGCACGCCAGAGATGATTGGACGAGTCTCAGGCACTGGGCCTGTCTCAATTGCTGACAACGGCACACAGATCTTTTTTGCTTGCAATGGCCCGAGCTACATTTACAACGAACAGACGCGAGTGTTTGCGCCTATTACTGACCCAGACTTCCCAGGCGCGGTGACGGTAGGTTACTTAGACGGCTACTTTGTGTTCAACGAACCCAATAGCCAGCGCGTATGGGTCACGGCTTTGTTAGATGGTACATCGGTAGACCCTCTTGATTTTGCAAGCGCTGAAGGCTCTCCAGACGGGTTGGTGGCCATCAATGTTGATCACCGCGAGGCTTGGCTCTTTGGGTCTGACTCAGTTGAGGTTTGGTACGACGCTGGCGGTGTAGATTTTCCTTTAGTACGCATTCAAGGTGCGTTCAATGAAATCGGTTGCGCAGCTCCTTTTTCGGTTGCCAAACTAGACAACAGTTTGTTCTGGCTTGGCCAAGACGCTCGCGGTCAAGGTATTGTTTACCGTGCCAATGGTTATAACGGTGTTAGGGTTTCTACTCATGCCGTGGAGTATGCTATTGCTCAGTACGGCGTAATTTCAGACGCGCTTGCCTATACTTATCAGCAAGAAGGCCACACATTTTACGTGCTGACCTTTCCAAGCGCTAACGCCACTTGGGTTTATGACGCGGCCACACAAGCATGGCATGAGCGCGCAGGGCTGACCGATGGTGAGTTCACACGTCACCGTTCTAACTGCCAGTGTAATTTTAAAGGTAGCATTGTTGTTGGCGACTTTGAAAACGGCAACATTTACACATTTGACTTGCAAACCTATGCAGATAACGGTTCGGCTCAAAAATGGCTTCGATCTTGGCGTGCGTTGCCAACTGGCACAAACAATCTTAAAAGAACCGCGCATCACAGTTTGCAACTTGATTGCGAAACAGGCATTGGCTTGTCTACGGGTCAAGGAAGTGATCCACAAGCCATGTTGCGTTGGTCAGACGATGGTGGCCACACATGGTCAAACGAACACTGGTCGCCTATGGGCGCTATTGGTCGGTATGGCCATCGCGTGTTTTGGAGGCGTTTAGGCATGACTTTGAAACTGCGCGACAGGGTTTATGAAGTATCGGGCACAGACCCTGTGAAGATTTCTATCGTTGGTGCTGAACTTTTAATAAGCCCGACCAATGCCTAACATCACCCAAATCCCCGCGCCTCGCGTTAGTCTTATTGATGACAACACAGGTTTGATCTCGCGCGAGTGGTTTCGCTTTTTTAATAACGTTTACACTATTATTGGTGGCGAAAACCAAGGTGTTATCTCACCTGAGAACGGTGGTACGGGTAGCAGTGCTATTCCAACAAATGGCCAGATTCCTATTGGCGACGGTACAGTTTACAAAGCGGCTAACCTAACTCAAGGTGTTGGCCTGACCATTACCAACGGCGCAGGCTCTGTGGCAATTGCAATTACTAATACCGGCGTGACCGCAGGCTCTTATGGCTCTGCGTCTGCCGTGCCCAACTACACGGTCAACGCCCAAGGCCAACTGACAGCTGCGGCCAACACGTCTATTGCCATTGCAGCGTCTCAGGTTACATCTGGCATTCTTCCTATTGCACGCGGCGGCACAAATACTAACGCCACTCCTACGGCTGGCACGGTGGCATATGGAACTGGAACTGCTTACGCTTTTACAACCGTTGGTACTGTGGGGTATGTTTTGGCAAGCACTGGCACAAGCGCGCCAACATGGCTTGACCCCGCCACTTTAGGTACTACCAATGGAAAACTTTACTTTTTTGGCCAATTCTAAGGAATAAACATGGCATCAGGAACACTAGGCCAAATTGCGTTAGCTGCTGGAACTAATACCTCTGTGTATACCGTTCCAACAGGAAAACTAGCAACTGTTAACATATCTTTTTGTAATCGAGCAATTGTGTCTGCTTGGGTTCGCATGGCAGTTTCAACATCTACATCACCAACAACCGGCGAATGGATTCTCTACGACGTAATGGTTGGCCAAAATGGAACTTTTGAAAAAACCGCTTTGGTTATGTCTGCCGGTAAACAGCTTATTTGTTATGCAGATACAGGAAACATTTCTGTTAATGTTTACGGATATGAGGATTGATTATGGCCACTAACTCAACAACAAACATACAAAGATTTCAGCTTCAAGGTTTTTCAACTGTTGGGTCTGAATGGCAACCTACTAATTCAATTACACCTCGACTTTTTGGTAATGGAGCGTTTGTTCAATTTTTAAGTTCTGGAACTTTTATTATCCCCGCTAGTATTACAAGCATTCGCGTTAGAGTGGTTGGGTGTGGAGGTGGTGGTGCAGGCGGTCAAAACAATCCTAATGCCGGTGGTGGTGGCGGTGGAGGTGGGTTTGCTTATGGCACATTTACGGTAACGCCTGGCACAAGTTACGCCGTCACTATTGGCAACGGTGGAACTGGTGGCACTTTTGGTACTAATGGAGGCGTGGGTGGCACTTGCAGTTTTGGTTCATTAATAAGTGCTACTGGCGGCAACGGCGGCGTTTATCCTAATACAGGTGGCACAGGCGGTTCGGGCACAGGTGGATCTTTCCAAGCAAATGGTGGAGCAGGTGGTAATGGCGCTACACTTTCTGGCGGCGGTGGTACGACAGCATATGGTGGTGGTGGCGGCGGTGCGGGAAGCCAAATGGGTAATGGAGGTGCTGGTAACGCAGTATCAACAACCCTTGGACTTGCGGGTAATGGTGGCGGCATTAAAAATGCTGCAAACGTAAGTTTTCCTGGCGATGCCTTTTATTCTTCTGGTTTAAATGCTGCGGGAACTACAACGGCAGAGCCAAGCCCAGCTGTTTTTTCTCCTAGATTTAATTTTGACGTTTTTACAGGAACATCAGCCCCCGTAACTGGGGCATCTAGTGTTACTGGCGGTAGCGGCGCTGGCGCATACGGTGCAATTAATAGTATTTATAAATCATTTGCCGGAGTAGGCGGCGGTGGCGGTGGTGCTGGAAATGCTTTTGGATCTTATTCTTCAACTAATGGTGGTTTAGGCGGTGGTGGCGGTGGTGGGTCTGGATACAACGATGGTGCAGGCACATTTGCTGCGCTAGTTGGCGCTACAGGCGGTACTGGTTTAGTAGTTGTGGAGTGGTAACAATGAAATACGCACGAATAATTGATAATGTGGCAGTGGAAACTTTTGTGCCACAAGAAAGTTTTACCCTTGTTGATTCTTTTCATCCTGACATTGCAGTTTTATTTACTGAAGTACCAAATGAAGTTACCGCAAATAGTACAAAAAATGAAGATGGGACTTGGAATATCTTTGTTTTAGCTGATTAACCAAAATTTAGAAAGAAAAAGATGTCTGAATCAATTACCGTAAGAAGCTCGGCAGTACCAGACGCTATGACTTCAGCGCAGATTGTTGCGCTTCTCAATCAAGTTTTGGCTGACTTAGCAAACCTTAGAACTGCAATTAACGCCCACACACATACGGTTCAAGTAAATTCGACCCCATCTCTTTCAACAACTAACGTGTCAACTTACTCGCAAAGTTCTGCGAATTTATTGCCTTAAATAGCACAGAACTATATACTTCTTACCGCATTGAGGAATAAACAATGACAGTCAATATCTCCCTTTTCGCAGGCGCTGGTGCGCAATTCTTTGACAACAATGGCGTGCCTTTGTCTGGTGGCCTGTTGTACACATACGCCGCCGGCACGACAACGCCTACCGCAACTTACACGTCTTCTAGCGGCAGTACAGCCAGCAGCAACCCAATCGTGTTGGACTCTGCTGGCCGTCCACCATCTGAGATTTGGTTAACAACTGGTAGCAGTTATAAGTTTGTTCTGCAAACGTCATTGGCGGTGTCAATTGGTACTTGGGATAACGTCCCAGGCGTTAATGACTTTTCTGTCTTAACCTCGCAATTAGCTAACCAGTCAAACGCCGCGCTTGGCGACGCGCTTATTGGTTTTAAACAAGCCAATACGTCTGGCCTTATCTCTGGCGCCGTTGGCCGCACAGTGCATCAAAAACTGCAAGACTTGGTTAGCGCAAAAGACTTTGGTGCTAAAGGTGACGGTACAACAGACGACACTACAGCCATCCAAGCTGCAATCTATTACGCCCAGACAAACGGCGGTTGCGTGTATTTGCCCGCAGGCACTTACATTATTTCCAACTCGCTAAACGTACAGATCAATTCCGGTTCAACATTACCTTTGCTGCGCCCGTCTTTTCGGGGTGATGGGGCTGGCGCGACAACAATTTTGCAAACCGCAAATGCTAGTGGTTTAGTAATTAACGGTTATACAAGTAACCCAGCCGATTACATGTATATTTCTGACATGACGTTGCAAAGTAACGCTACTGGCGGATATGGCAATGGGATTAGTTTTTCTGATAGTGCGTTTGTTAACATTACCAATGTTGAAGTAACTGGATGGGAAAACGGCGTTTATGGTATTGATTCTTTATCTTTAACATTTATTCGTCTTGCTAGCCGTTTCAACATCAATGGTTTTCGATTTGAGTCATCTGGCTCGGGAACTGGTTACACATCTGAGCCTAACGCCATTACCATGTTAGGTTGCTCAATTGGCAACAACACCACAACTGGTGGTTGGGTTGTAGGCGCAGGCACGTTTACGTTTGTCGGCGGCTCAATTGAGTCAAATGGCGCAAGCACTGCAATGTCGTCTAGCAAGTGGGGTTTACGCATTACTAATAGTGGTGGCAATTTTGACCAGCAGTCTGCTAATGGTTTTAGTTTACAAGGCGTATATTTTGAAGGTAACGGTGGGCAAGCTAACCTTTGGGTTGAGCAAACTGTTTCTCGACCAGGCGTAACTGGCGCCGTAACTGGTTGCAGTTTTGTGGTGCTTGGTAACAGCTACCCTGCCGCTAGTGTTTACTTGGCCGCGTCTAGTTCAACATACGCATTTCCCGTTTCTTTTAACGGTTGCGGTTGGTCAGGTTTGAACGTATACACACCTAGTTCTAGCCGACCCACAATTAACAACGTCAGCAGTGTATTTCCTTTGGCGCTGACAGGTTGCAGTTTCTACAGCACCACTGACCAATACAAACAAGGCGCTCCTAACCGTTACGAAGGTAATGTAGAAGCTGTTGGCTACTATGACTTGAACGGCAATCCAATTGGATCTGGCGGCACAGGCTCGCTCAACACCGTCCTGACTGTTGGCAACACCTCATCGCTTAACGGTATCTTTGGCGGCAATGGCACGTCAACTGGCGTTTTGATTGGCACAAAGACTTACAATAGTGTTAACTACGCCGGTATTGGCGCGTATCCTACAACTTTGTACTTAGCCAACAATGCGTCAAACTCTACAACTTATGCTGTTGAGTTTAACAACGCCAACTTCCAACCAGCGGTTGATTCAAGTGCAGCGACTGCCTTAACACTTGGCGCATCTGGCCGCCGCTGGAATGGTTTCTACTTGAACAATGCGTTTAACTGGAATAATTATTCCATTCCCGCCCCAGGCGGTAGCACTTCAACATTCTTGCGTAATGACGGTACTTGGGCCACACCATCTGGCGGCGGTAGCGGCGTTAGTACATTTAACACTCGCGTTGGCGCAGTAACTTTACTGAGCGCAGATGTTACAGGCGCGCTTGGATTTACGCCTTACGCTGACTCTAACCCTAACGGGTATATTACCGGAAGCGGCACAGCAGCAAACGCCAACAATTTGACAGGCGGCACGCTGTACACCAGCAGTTACACGCTTTATTCAAGCACCAGCTTGGTGGCAATTGGTAACAGTTCTGGCGCTGGTGTGTTTGTTAACAGCAGCACAAACTTTGCCCCTAGTTCTGACAACATTATGACTTGCGGATCCTCGGGCTTCCGCTGGACGACGGTGTACGCCACAACTGGCACAATCAACACGTCTGATGCAACTCAGAAAGAGCAGATTGCTGACCTGACTGCGGCTGAATTGGCCGTGGCCAAGCGCATCAAAGGCTTGTTTAAGACGTTTAAATTCAAAGATGCTGTGGTGGCCAAGGGCGACGGCGCACGGATCCACGTAGGCGTTATGGCGCAAGATGTGCAAGCAGCGTTTGCGGCTGAAGGTTTGGACGCTAACCGCTACGGTTTGTTCTGCTTAGACACTATTGACGGCGTGACCACTCTTGGCGTGCGCTACGAAGAGTTGTTAGCTTTTGTGATTGCCGCCTTATGATTAACCACCATTTCAGCACTGGCGTCTACGCCAAAGAAACGCTGATTCCGGCGGGTCAAGTGCTTGTTCAGCATAAGCACAAGTTCAGCCACTTGTCGATCTTGGCCAGTGGTTCAATTGAGCTAATGGTAGATGGCGAGCGCAAGATTATTCATGCGCCGGCATGTTTGACTATTGAAGCAAACAAACATCATGGCGTAAAATCGCTCACAGATGTTGTGTGGTATTGCATTCATGCAACAGAATGCACTGATATAGATGAGATTGACGAAGTTTTAATTGCGCCAAGCGATCAAGCCAAAGCGCAAGAACTGGCCCAGTGCCTACAGGAGAACTAATATGCCATGGATGGCCCTAGCAATTGGTG